CTATTCCGAGTTTCAGCAGAAGCTCGTGACCGCCGCACAGGCCGAGCACCTTAAAGGCGATGCGGCATTCGCCGAGGTGGATCGCGTCGCCGATATGCTCGATGCGATCGCGCTGAAATATAATCAGAAGAGCGATGACCTTGCGAGCGCGTATAGCTATTTGATTACAACGGGTATGAAGCCTGGCGAGGTCGATGCTTTGATGCCAGGACTGGCAGAGGCGTCCAGCGCGCACGGCATTGATGTCAGCGATCTGCAGGGCGCGGTCATGGCGCTGAACGAGAGCTACAAAATCTCCCCTGACCAAATGGGCGAAGTGCTTGGCCAGTTGGGCTACGCGACAAAAATGGGGCATTTCGGGGCCGAGAGTTTCGGCGCGTTTTTGCCGCAGATCGGCGGTGCGCTGTCGGCCGCCGGCGTATCCGGGCCGGATGCGGCCGACTACACCTTCGCCGCACTTGAATCGATCATCAAGAACGTCTCGATCCCCAGCGAGGCTGCCACGGATTATACCGACTTCATCCATTACATCGGAACGCAGCATGCGGAGCGAAGCTTTCTGCAGCGCAGCCGGATGATGCTGCCGGAGATGCGTGCGATATTCTCGAAATACCACATCGAGGACGCGGATCTGTGGGGCATGCAGGACAGCGCGATGGCGGAGGGGAAAGACCCGATCCAGACGGTGCTGGATTATGTTCATAATGCCACCAAGAACATGACACCGACGGACCGGAACGCGGTAATTTCGGACTATTTCACCAATCAGCAAGGCGGCGATGCGGTTCGCGCCTTGATGCAATATTGGAACGGCGGGGCCGGCCCAGACGGCCAGTACGAACCAGGGTTTCAGGATAATTTCAATACCCTGAAAGGCATCAATCAAAGCACGCTGGATGATGATTTTCATACGTCGCAGATGCGCGCATCGGCTGATCTGAACACGTTCGGCGAAACGGTTTCCGAGCTTAGCCGGAACCTTGGCAAGATGTTCGATTACGTGATTGCGCAGCCGGTTGATGCTGTGGCGAACCCCAGTTTCCTGATGCCCGGCGCGCCACAGGGAGCGGCGCCAGGTTTGGGTGCGATGCATCCGAACACTCGTCCCATGGAGCTGCACGTGATTGTCTCCCATGCCGGCGGCGTGTCCGTGACGCCGAAGAATGTGCCGGCGGGGACCAGCGTGCGGGTGAACCACGGCCAGGTGCTCGGCGCTCACTGATGGACATCATCGGGCTTTATAACACGCTGCTGACGGCCACGTTCGGCGGGATGCCGTTTTATGTGATCGACACCTCCCAGGAAACCGGGCGGCGCGTGCAGCGTTTTCTGTTTCCCGGCATCGATGACGCTGGCTTCCAGGATCTGGGGGCCGATGACGGGCCGATAAGTTTGCGCGGCTTGCTGGTGGGCGATGATTACATCGCGCAGATGGTAAGCTTGCGCAGCATTTGCAGATCCCCAGGACCGTACACCTTGGTGCATCCCTGGCTGGGCTCGCTGCAGGTGGTTTTCGTGCCGGGACAGCGGGCGAAGCTGAGCCTGACGGCGAGCGAGCTGGGCGTGGCGCGGTTCGAGATGCAGCTTTATCCGTTCAATCCGAGCGCGCAGCCCGGGCTGGATACGCTGAGCAAGCTGGAAGTGAGCCTGGATGCGCTGACCGCCGATGCGCAGAACTGGCTGGCGAATGCGATGAGCCCAACGGTGAGCCAGCTGGGCGCCTTCGGCTATGTGCAGAACTGGCTGACCGGCCTTGAAACCATTTTTACCGCAGCGATCAGCACCACTTCATCCAGCAGCATCATCAGCGGAAGTGCGGCCGCGGCGATCGCGGCGCTGGCGGCGCCGGTGACGGCGATCGGTGCGGAATGGGCGAGCACGACGGCGGCGCAGCTGGTCGCGGTGCCGGCGGCGATCGCGGCCGCGGCGACCCCGCTTGTGCCGTCTGCCGTGGCGCCTGGGGGCGCTGTGGCGGCAGCGGCGGCCGCCGACCCGCTGGATACCGTGAATACGCTGCTGGCGGCGGTGCCTGGCGTGGTGGCGACGGCCGGCAACCCATCGCCCGGCCCGGCCCTTAGCGCAGCCCTGCAGGCGGCCCTGCTGGCGGCGGCGGTGCAGGCGGCCGCCAGCATCAACTATGCCAGCCAGCAGGACGCCACGGCGCAGGCGACGGTGCTGTATGCGGCGATCGACGCTGGTATTGTCACCGCCGGGATCGCGGCGCAGACCGATCCGGCGAATGCCGCGCCGGTGTGGCGCGACCTGGTGGGACTGAAGGCGGCCTTGGCCGCGGATATGAACGCGCTGATCGGGCGGCTGCCGGCGGTGGTGACGATCAACATACCCCGCACCATGCCGGCCTGGCTGATCGCGCAATATATCTCCGGCGACGATGCGAGCGCGGTGCTGGCGACGTACCAGGATATCATCGCGCGGAATAAAATCTTTCACCCGGCGATGGTGCCCCCGGGTCCGCTGGAAGTGCTGCAATGAGCGGGTTGTTCGCGCCGCCGACGACCAGGCGCCTTACGTTGACCGTCGCCGGGCTTGTGCTGTCGCGCTGGACATCGGTGCAGTGCGGCCGGAATTTGCGGGATATCGCCGGCAGCTTCACCGTGCAGTACCGCGATTCGGGGCGCGAGGCGCTGGCGTTTGCACCCGACCTCGATCCGATGCCGCGCTTTCCCCGAATACTGGCCGGACAGGCCTGCACGGTCGCGATCGACGGCACCATGGTGCTGAACGGCTTTATCGACGAGGTCGACACCGATTGGGAGGGCGATCAGCTGAGCTGCACCATCACCGGCCGCGATAAGACCGGCGACCTGGTCGACTCCGCGGCTTCCCCCAACGGGCCGGTGGAGTGGCGGAATTTAAACGTGCTGCAGATCGCGCAGACCATTTGCAAACCGTTCGGCATTACTGCGGCGGCCGATGTTGATGTCGGCGGGACGTTTCCGCTGTTCGGGATCGATGCGGATGAGGTCGCGCTATCCGCGATCGAGAAAGCGGCGAGGCAGCAGGCGTTGCTGGTGGTCTCCGACGGGGTTGGCGGCCTGCTGCTGACGCGCGGCGGGAACACGCGAGCGCCGGCGCCGTTGATCCGGCCGGGCAATATCCAGCGCGGCGGCGGCAAGTCGAGCTGGGCGCAGCGCTATTCGGGTTATTACGTGAAAGGACAGACCAACCGGAGCGTGGCGCGCAAGCATCAGGTGCCGCTGATGACACAGGCGACGGACCCGACCAGCGGCTTGAGCTTTCCGATCGAGACGTCGACCACGGCGACGAAAACGGAGAGTGTGAGCGCCATCATGACGGGCCATGCGATCGACCCCGAGATCACGCGCTACCGGCCGAGCGTGCGGATGGTGAAAACGCAGAGCGGTGCGGCGACGGTGCAGCAGCAGGCCGAATGGGGTTTGCGCATCGCCAAGGGGATGGGCGAGACGCTGAGCTATAAGGTGCTGGACTGGCGGGCCGGGCCGGATAATGCGCTGTGGCTGCCGAATGCGCTGAGCCGGGTGACAGATCCGTACGAGGCGATCGACAAGGATATGCTGATCTCCGGCCTGACCTATCACTATGACGAGACGGGCGAATTCACACAGCTCGAGCTGGCGGGGCGCACGGCATTCGACCGCATCAACGAGCCGGCGGATGATTCGCGCTACATCATCGCGCGCAAGCCGAAGAGCTTTGGCCCGACGAGAAACGGCTGATGAAAAGCATGCTGGCTGGGATGCTGGGAAATATCCGCAATGCGATCGGGTTTGGTATTGTGGCCAGCGTCGACGATACGGGCCAGGCACAGACGGCCAATGTAAAAACCGCCGATGGCGCGGGCCGCGCGGATGTAGAGGTGGTAGAGCCGTTCGGTTTTTCGTCAGTGCCGCCGCCGGATGGGATCATTGCGACGGTGATCGAAATTGGCGGAGACCCCGGCAACTTGGTCCTGTTGCCGCTCGGGAACGCGTGGGCGCGGTTCGGCGCGAAGAGCGCGGGTGAAACGGTTGTGTATGGCGCCGATGGATCGCGGGTGCATATCCGGGTTGGCGGCATCGTGGATATCTGGGGCGGCGCGCAGGTGAATATTCACAGCAAAAACGTGACGATCAACGCACCGCTTGGGTGCGCGGTCATTGGCAACGTGGAGATCACCGGCGATTTGACAGTTAGCGGTAATGTGTCTGATGCTCATGGCTCGCTCGACAGATTGCGCGGCCATTACAATGCACATGGTCACCCGCCGTCGAGCACGCCGCCGACACCGCTGGATTCCGAGTAGGATGCTAGACCTGTCTAGCGTGTAGGCGCTTCCGCCAGCCCGCATACTATCGCCATGGTAGATATTGCCCTGGCATATGATCCGGTGAGGCGAGGTTGCGACGTCGTCTTCAACGGGACTGATTTCGCCTTGGATGCCACCCCGGCGAGCGCGATGCTGATGAGCATTTGCGTCAACCGCCGAGCAAATGCCGACGATGTTTTGCCGTGGCCCGTGGATGATTGGGCAAATCCGAACAGCTTTACCGCGAGAGGCGGCTATCCCGGCGACGCGCTGGACCCGAATGGGCAGCTGACGGGCAGCCGGATGTATCTGCTGGGGCGGGCGCTGGAGGATGAGGAGACGCGGCAGGCCGCGGAGAATTATCTGGCGGAAGCCTGCGCGTGGCTTGAGAGCAAGCGCAATCTGGCGGTGCAGATAACCGTGCGCTGGGTGGCGCGGCAGATGCTGGGCTTTAAGGTGCTGGCGGGGAAAACCATGGTGCAGCTGCAGCGGGCGTTTAGCTGATGCCTTGGCCGGTACCCGCACCTGGGGAGATCAGCAGCCGTGGCGCGGCAGTTTACGAGCAGGCGATCGAAGGCATCGATGCGCGCAGCCCGAACACCGTAGCGACGACGAACACGCGCGTCACGGAATTGGCGATGCAGGATTTATATTATTTCCAGGCCGACCAGGCGCGGGAAATGATGCCGGATACGGCGATAGATAATCTGCCGCGCTTTGCCAAAATGTGGAACGTGCCGCGGGTGCAGGCGGCGACCGCCAGCGGCAATATCGTGGTGACCGGAACGAATGGCGATGCCGTGCCGAGCGACCTGGTGTTCGGCCTGGCGGGTTCGACCGTTACCTACACGACCACGGCCGGCGCGACGATCAGCGGCGGCAGTGCATCCCTGCCGGCGCTGGCGAGCGTTGCCGGCGTGGCGGGGAACCTGGCAGGCGGCACCGAGCTGACATTGACGAGCCCGGTGGACGGGTTGAGCAGCCTGATCGGCACCGTGGATAGCAACGGAATTTCCGGTGGGCTGGATCTGCAGAGCATCGACGATTGGCGCGCGGCGATATTGGCGGAGATTCGGTTTGAGCCGGCCGGTGGCAGCCAAACCGACTATGTGAAATGGGCGAAGGAGGCGATCCCCGGCGTGGCGCTGGCGGCTTGCCCGCCGGCGGCGTGCGGCGCCGGTGTCGTATCGGTTGTGGTGATGATGGGCGTTTATACGCCCTCCGCCATCCCTGGGGCATCGGCCACGCTGACGGGCTTCGTGGCGCCGACGACCGAGGAGCTGGGCGCCATCCAGGCTTATATCGGCGTTTACGGGCAGCCCGGCGGCCAACGGCCGGTGACGGCGAATGTGACCGTGTATGGCGGCACGCTGAACCCGGTGAACGTAACGCTGCATTTGAACCCGGATACGCCGACGATTCGCGCGGCTGCAGCGGCGGCTTTGGAGTTGAGCTTTATTCAGGATGCGGCTCTGGGAGGGACGACATTCATCTCCCGGCTCGACAATGCCGTGAGCAGCTCCGATGGCGAATATAGCCTCGAGCGGATTGCGCCTACGGCCGATGTCGCGGCGCCGAATCTTTTCGCGCTGAATACGCTTGGCACGGTGAGCTTCGTATGAGCCGCGATCCGGAAACCGTGCTGGATTATCTGCTGAGCCTGTCGCCGGCGGGCGAGGCGATGCTGCTGCAGGACCGGGATTCGCAGTGGGCCAAGTGGCAGAAGCCGTTGGCGGCCGAGATCAGCCGGTTTGAAGGCTTGGCCGACGCAATGCTGGCTGAGGCAAACCCCGGCGAGGCGCAATATTTGTTGCCGGATTATCAGCGCGTGCTGGGGCCCGACCCCTATGGCCGCGATAGCGTGGCGCTGACCTTGTCCGACCAGCAGGCGCTGGCGCTGAGCCGGTGGACGCAAAGATGGGGCGTGAGGCCTGCGGATTTCGTGGCGTTCGCCGCGAGCTTCGGCGTTCTGATCACGATCACGGAATACACCGTGCTGACCGCGCCGTTTTTCGCGAATGATTTCCTCACGAATAACCCGACCCAGTTCACCTGGGTTGTGCATATGCCGGCGGCGGTGGTGGAGAAACTGACCGCGCCGTTTTTCGCGGGCGCTTATGTCGGCGAATTCGCGCCGAGCCTTGTGCAGCCGGCGATCGCGGGCCGCGCGCCGGCGCATACCAACCCCGTTTTCAGTTACGTTTGAGGTAGTATTTTATGGATATTTTAAGAGGCCTCTATACCACCTCCGAGACGCCGCCGAATTTCCAGGCGGCTAACCCGGCCGGCGGCGTGCCGATGGGCACGGAGGTGACCGTTGCCTTTTTGCGTGACGTATATGGGGAGCTGCTGAATATTCTGGCGGCCGCCGGGATTGGATATGCCACGGGAACCCCCACGCAGGTTTTGGCCTCGCTTAGACTATTGCTGGCGGGTCTTAACGGAAACTCAAGCGAGATTTTTGCCGCGCTCGGCATCGAGACAGACAGCGTTTCGTCACTTGTGGCCGCGTCGCCGCTGTTCCTGCAGAGCGATGGCTATACCGCTTCGGTTAATCACGGCAATACCGCTTACGTGGAGCATTACATCGCTCCAGGAACCGTCGCTCAAGCAGCGGTTAATCTTGGCCAATTTCTCTTCTCAGCGACTACCAATGGCTGCGCGGAATTTCCGGGTGGATTTGTGGTGCAGTGGGGCTTTGCCTCGGTCACGTCAAGTTCTGGCGGGCCGGTCGGCACCGCTGTCACACTACCGCTCGCCTACGCAACGGAGCACCTATTTGCGCACGCAAATTGGGGAGGCGCATCGCCGCCGTCTACGGGAAACGTAGCGGGGGAACCGCTGAGCCAATCGCAGATTTTTATCACAACGAACGCTCCCACGGCGCCGAGCCTTGGGGTGAGTTATCTTTCCTTCGGCAAATGATCGGACGGTAAGCGTAATGCCAAAATTAGCACAGTTTGACAGCACTATTTCAGGCCAGGCGCCGGTTCTTGGGTGGTATGACACCGATCGCTACACTTACGCGAGTCTGCCGGCTGCGCAAAACCTCCTCACCCTGACTGATGCGCAGTGGGCGGCGCGGCTGACGGGGAGCTGGGCGGTGCAAGGCGGCAGCGCTTTGGTGGTCTATACGCCGCCGGCACCGCCGCCGCCGACTTTGGCCGAGCAGGCAAATGCGCTTTGGGCGGGTGGTCTGGCCGTGACCAGTACGGCAACCAGCGCGCTGGATGGCACTTATGCCGCCGATGCGGACACGATTGCCTACGTGAATTCGGAACTTAACGCGATTGCCCTGAACGGCACATTTGCGGATGGTGGTTCGACCGTAGCGTGGCCGGACACGGGCGGAGCGTTGCATATTTTCACCATCGCGCAGTTCAAAAGCTTCGCGGCGGTGCTTGGCGCTTTCGTGGCCGGCATTCGCAAATGCGTCATCGCCGTTCCGGGCGCAACGTTGCCGCCGGCGACGGCGACGATCCCGTGAGCTGCGGCTTCTGCAATTTCGCGCGGCAGTTGACGGCGAACGGTTTCGTGTTGGCGGACCACGTGTTGAACACCGTTTTGCTGGGCGACCCGGATGAGACGGTTTCCGCGCGAGCGGAGCGGGCGCGTGCCGCCGGCAGCGTTGCGGCCAGGCGTTTTTGTGCCGTGCTCACCTGGATCGGCAACAATGTGTTCGGGATGAACCGGGACCATTGCACCTGGGCCGCCGATCCTTCGACGCATCTTGCCGGCGAGATTTGGCACTGGAGCGACGAATAAATGGGGCGGCCGATCAGCATCAAGCGCGGCGGTACGCTCGCATTGTACGTGAATTCGCCGACGCCGCTGGCCGGGCTGACGATGCTGGCGCAGGTGCGGGATGCGGAAGGCAACGAGGTTGCGGCGATTGTGCCGATCCTGACGTCGAGTTCGGCTTTTACTGCGCTGGCGGCGATTAATCCCGCGCTCAACGCTTCGGGCGGCCAGGCGCTGATTTATGTCCAGGATACCAGCGCCTGGCCCGAGGGGCTGCTGCGCATGGATCTGCTGAGCCAAATTCCGGGGGGCGCGCAGTCGATTTCGGAGACGTTTGGCATCCAGGTTACCCATTCGATCACACAGCTTACGGCGCCTCCGGCCGACTATGATCCGGTGACAGCGCCATGACGGGAACGATTTCGCTGCCTGCGACGATCTCAATAACCCAAGTGGATTTGGGGCCGAGCGTTTCGGTGACCTCGAGCGACAGCGTGGTACTTCCGGCAGGCGTGCCACCGTACCCGCTGGCGTCTGATCCTTCGCAAACCTGGAGCCTGCAGAGCGTGGATGGCGTGCTGACCTGGGTGAAGTTCACGGCGCCGCCTGGACAGGCTGCGATCGCGCTTGAGGACGGCGTCGGCGCGATCCGGCTTGAGGATGGCGACGGCTATATTTTGATGGAGCAGTAAGATGGTAGACCAACCGATCAGTGGCCTGACGGAGGTGACGCCGACCGATAATCTCGTCGTCCCGGCTTTCGATCCAACGCAGCCGGTTGGCCTTAAAAACGTTTCGTTTACGCTGCCGGCGTTAAAAACCTATATGGCGGGCGATGCCCCCGACAATGCTGTTAATGCCGAGGCGATTTTGGCTGAGACGGCGCGGGCTGAGAGTGTTGAGGGTACCCTCAACAGCACGCTCGACACGCTCACCGCGGAATTCACCACCATCAGCGCCGAGATCGGCACGCTGTTTTCCGATGTCGGCACTATCAATACTAGCTTGACGGCGTTGGGCGCCGAAGTTTCGACATTGAGCGCCGAGTTCATCACGCTGAGCGGGACATCCACCACGCTGACGAGCGAGGTTGGCACACTGCTTACCGACGTCGGGACGATCAACACGAGCCTGACGGTGTTGGGCGGAGAGGTATCGACGCTGAACGCCGAGTTCATCACGCTGAGCGGCACGTCCGCCACGTTGACCAGCGAGGTCGGCACGCTGTTGAGCGATATCGGGACGATCAACACCAGCCTGACGGTGTTGGGCGGAGAGTTCATCACGCTGAGCGGCACGTCCGCCACGTTGACCAGCGAGGTCGGCACGCTGTTTACTGATATCGGGACGATCAACACGAGCCTGACTTCGCTTGGCTCGCAGATCGCGACCACCGGGAGCGTGGCGAATGCCGCGATCCCGCTCACGGCCAAGGGGGTTAGTGTTGCGACGCTGACGGGCGGCGTTTTGAGCAGCTCTCAAGTACCCGCCTATTTGCTGGGCGGCACGCATTACCTCGGCGCGTGGAACGCGGCGACGAATACGCCGACCATCGCTAGCGGAATTGCCCCGACCGTAACCAATCCTGTCGGCGGATACTACATCGTTTCGGTGTCGGGCACGCCGTCGATTGACGGCAATTCGACGTGGAATGCCGGTGACTGGATTGTCTGGGATGGCACCAAGTGGGACTCGGTCGACGGGCAGGCTAATCCTGTATCGAGCGTGGCTGGCTACCAGGGCGCTGTAACTGCGCCGCAGATCGCGACCGCGCTGGGCCTGCAAGCGCCCGCCACGGCGAGTTTCGGCACTGCTGCCGGGCAGGTTGCCGACGGAGGTGCGACCGCGACAGCGTTAGCCGGCAAGCAGTCGACCATTTCTGGGTTCGCTGGGGCGGCGAGGCTGCTGCTTACGACGGCCGTTGCGGGTGTTTTGGCGTTTGTGACCCCGAATACGGCCGGCGGCCCGCCGCTGCTGGATAGCAACGGGAATTTGAGCGGCCAGACGCTTGGGCCGAATTTCGGGATCGCCACCGTCGCGGCGCTGCAGGCGCTGCCATTTGCCAACCTGGCCGACGGGATGATGGCAGCGTTTTCCGCCTATAATGTGCAGGGCGATGGCGGCGGCGGCCTCGCGCAGTGGCAGGCCAGCAGCACGCTGACTGTCGATTATGTTTTCGTGTTCCCGTGCAGCAGCAATCCGGGGTCGACGGGCCGTTGGATACGGCAATATTCCGGGCTGCCCACTTACAAGATGGCTGGGATGCCGATTTCCGGTACCGGGGATGCGACGGCCGCGATCACGCGATTCTGGAATGCGCTCTCGCTGCTGAACGGCGGCAAGGGCGGCGCCGGATGGGGCGACGACGGCATTTGGAACCAGAGCGCGCAGATCCCGATCCCGCCAAATATCTCAATGATGCACGGCACCGGGTGCTACTACGTGGCGACGGCGTCGATCACCGGTGCCATGCATGTAGGTAATTCGACAGCGTTCAATGCCGATCAATTCTGGGTGGGCGCAAAATACTGTCTGGCTTTCTTGGCGCAGGGGGCGGTCGATTTCCAGTTCTGCAAGCGGCTCAACATGCGGGATTGCACTTCCTATGATAAGCTGCTGTTCGATTTCCGGTTCGGGAGCCTGAGCGCCGGCCCGAGTATCGAAAACACGATTCTGAATCTGCGCTCGGAGTATTCGACCAATTATTCGGACGTCCCGCAGACCGCTGTGCCGACGCAAAGTGTTGCGATTACCAGCGCCACGCTGGGCGGTGACGGCAAGACGGTAACGCTGCAGCTGGCCGCCGCGCATGGCCTCGATTCTCCCGCCAACGCGGCGTTCACGGTGAGCGGTCTTTCGCCCAGCGCCTACAACGTCAATATCACCAGCACGCAATCCGGTACGATCGGCTACGCGACGGCGCCGGATGTGCTGACGTATCAAGTTGCCTACGGCACCGCTGCGCCGAGCGGGACCGGCAGCGTTACCGTTAATGTGCAGGCGACCAAGATCACCAATTGGGGGCCGTCCTGGACGATAAATGGAGCGGTCTGGTCGGCCGGGGTGCTGACGATCTCGACCCCAACCACAATGGGAATTGGGACGGGGTCGAATGCGCCGGCGATTATCACCGGCTGCGCGCCCGCGGGCTGGAATATCGTGGCGCCGTTTGTGGGGCCGAGTGCCGGTACGATTTTGACCAGCACGGCGATCAGCATTCCATGGGCTGTCAATCCTGCAGGTACTACGAATCCGGGTGTCTCGCAGGCTAATCTCAGCCTGGCGACGAACGGTACCGGCTACACCGCGAGCAGCCAGGTTCCGCTGACGTTCTCCGCCCCTTCGGTCGGCGGCGGCAGTGCGGCGCAGGGCTACGCGCTGATTACCAGCACGGGGACGATCCAGGCCCTGGTGGTGACCAATCCCGGCAATTATCCGACGGGGTCGAGCGTGCCGACCGTGACCATCGGCGGCGGCGGGACGGGCGGCACGGCGACGGTGGCGGCGCTGGCGCCTTGTTCCGTGGCGACGACGCTGGGCACGGTGATGACCAGGCCGACCAGCAATTTCCCGACGCCGCTGAACACCGCTATGCCAAATGGCAGCGCCGGCGTGATTTTGTGCAACCTGACCGATAGCCAGATCGATAATGTGGTATGCGTGAACCAGGACATCGGCGTCGTGCTGGTGGGTTCCGTCGGCGGGAATGAATATCAGCGGATTCACCCCTGGTGCCATACGAACCGAAACCAGCAAACCGGGTGTTTTTTTCAGAATTCCAAGGATGGGAATAGCCGATTTTTCGATCTCTATAGCGACGGGTCGAACCTGTTCGGGTTGTATCTCGGCGCCAACAATAACACCGTTACCGACACACTTGTTTTCAAGGGCAACCCCTCCGGCCTCAACAACACCTGTGTGGGCATTTGGGACAATTACGGCAACAACATAATCAAGGGGCTGGTGTTCAACGGCAGCAGCACCACCAACTCGTTCGGCACGACGGGGAGTGTGCTGATCTATCAGGACATCGCCTACGCGACCACGGCGATCGAGGCGTCCGACGTTGTGGCCGACATCGATGTCGGTTTCCCAAGCTACCTCAGTGTGCGCACGATCCTGAATAACGTGACCTCTCCTGGGACGGTGCCGCCGTCGCAGATTTATATCGCGGGCGATACGTGGCAGAGCACCGATCCGGTCTCGGCCGGCTCGGTCGCGACGTGCATCACCGGCGGGTATTATGCGACGGTGGCGTGGACGCAGAGCACCGTGGTCCCAAGTTCGGGTTATTATCAGTCGGCGAACGGAAATGTGTACGAGAGCACCTCCGGCGGCACGACGGCCTCGACAGGGACCGGGCCGAGTGGCACCGGCACGGCCATTTCGGATGGCACGGGAGTCATATGGAAATACATCGCGCCGCTGGCGGTATTTTCTTTCCCGCCGGTTTTTGCGAGCTACACGTCACAGACGGCGCTGCCGCTTGGCGTGACACAAATATTCGGCGTGAGCTCGTCGCCGATCGCGCATAATACCACGCTGAACGTGAATATCCGGGTCAATAATGCTTCGACTTTGGTGTACATCAACGTGTTTTATTACGACGCTGTGAGCGGCCTCAACACGACGCTTAATGTGCTGGGGGTCGCGGGCACCACGTTGGCGGTGGGCTCGACCTCCTACGCTGTTTTCCTGCAAACATCCGGGCTTCACGGGGTTTATGTGCAGGTGCAGACGGGCACGGCCGGAAACGTGATTGCGAATGGCATGATGGTGATCGCGTAACGCGCCCCGCTAGCGCGGGGGCTAAGCTGTACCAGCAGCTTAAGCCGCGAGAATGG